AAACCAGGAAGATATGTTTATGATGTTATACTGACAAGAACTCTTGATAGCAATATATCAAGAGTTCTACAGGGTTCTGTATTAGTATCGAAGACAATAACGAGGTAATAAAATATGGCAAAACCATCAACAAAACAAGGTTTAATAGATTATTGCTTACGTAGACTCGGACATCCCGTTTTGGAAATAAACGTAGATGATGATCAATTAGATGATTTAGTAGATGATACAATTCAATATTTTAATGAGAGACACTTTGATGGTGTCGAAAGAATGTATCTTAAGTATCAGATTACTCAATCTGATATAGATAGAGGTAGAGGTGCATCTTCTGCAGGATTAACTAGTGTAGATGGAAGTTCTGGTGTTGGCATCGTAACTACTACCGCAACATCAACTGATGTAAGTGGTCTTGGTACAATAACTTCTAACTGGTACGAAAATTCCAATTTTATACAAGTTCCAGATTCAGTTATTGGTGTTGAAAGAATATTTAAATTTGATACTAGTTCTATTTCTGGCGGAATGTTTAGTATTAAATATCAACTCTTTCTAAATGATCTATATTATTTTAATTCGGTAGAATTGCTTCAATATTCAATGACTAAAAGATATCTTGAAGATATCGATCATATGCTGACAACAGATAAGCAGATTAGATTTAATAAGAGGCAAGATAGACTGTATATGGATATTGATTGGGGATCACAAACAGTAGGCAATTTTATTGTTTTGGATTGTTATAGAGCATTAGATCCTACATCATTCACACAAGTGTATAATGACAGTTTTGTTAAAAAATATTTAACATCTTTAATTAAAAGGCAATGGGGACAAAATTTATTAAAGTTTAGAGGAGTTAAACTTCCTGGTGGCGTTGAATTGAATGGTAGAGAAATATATGATGATGCAGAAAGAGAATTGACTGCATTAAAACAGAGAATGGCAGCAGAATATGAATTACCACCTTATGACTTTATAGGATAATTATGGCATTAAATCCATTTTTTCTACATGGTTCAGAATCTGAACAAAGATTAATACAGTCATTAGTAAATGAACAATTATCCATGTATGGAATGGATATTGCTTATTTGCCTCAGAGGATGATAAGAAAAGAAACAGTTATAAGGGAAGTTACTTCCTCTAAATTTACTGATAAGTTTATAGTTGAAGCATACTTAAGTAATTATGGAGGATATTCTGGATCTGGAGACATACTGAGCAAATTTGGTATGCAATTAAAAGATGAAGTAACTCTAATAATATCAAAAGAAAGATTTGAAGATTTTATTTCTCCACTTTTGTCAGAAATACCAACATCAGAAAATACTACATCTTTAAGACCTAGAGAGGGAGATTTAATTTGGTTTCCTCTAGGTGAAAGATTATTTGAAATTAAATTTGTTGAGCATGAACAACCATTTTATCAATTAGGAAAAACATATGTATATGAATTAAAATGTGAACTCTTTGAATATACACATTCATCTGTGATTTCTACAGGTATAGGAGAAATTGATGAATCTCTTGAGGATTATGGGTATATTAAGTCTTTAACCCTTTTAGCATCTGGTAGTCAGGCTTCTGCTTCAGCAACAATACGAGGAAATAGTGGATATGTAAAAACTATTAACCTTATTGAAGATGGTTATAACTATACTACAGTTCCTACAGTAACTATAGATAATCCTCCTGCGGCAGTTAGTGCTGCAGCAACTGCAACTGTAAGTGTTGGAGGATCAGTCACTGGTATTACGATTACAAATAGTGGATATTATCCCAGTCATAAGAATACACCGACAGTTACATTTAGTGATCCAACTGGTGGAGGTAATGAAACCAATATTGTTAAATTTGGATCTAGATCATATGATGGAGAAAATTCTGGATTACTTATACCCACTCCCGGATTAGCGGAAAGAGAAACTGGTGCAATTGAATTTTGGTTGTATGCAACAACAGCTGCTGCTGGAGATGTTAAAATATTGGAATGGGGTACTAATGACGCCAATAATATAAAATACTACTTATATTTTTCAACTAGTGAGGGGGCAACTTCTTTAAATTGGTCTAGACCAATTAGCGATTCTGAGGATAATTCCGATACAGTTGAGTTAGTATCAAATTACAATAACAATTTTAATCGTTGGAATTGGATAAGACTTTCCCAAACTGACGATATTTCTGGTTCGCATAGAGTTGCTGCTCACTTCTTTGGCGACACTACTTATAGTTCATATTCAACTAATACATTTAATACTACATTCATGAATAGTGATGGAGTACACCTAAATCCAAATGGAAATTTTTCTGATAATGAAATTTATCTTGACGAATTAAGATTTACTAGTATTGGGTCAACATCACAACCAGCAGCTGCACCCACTTCAACAAGCAAAAATTATCCAAATACGTTATTCTTCCAAGATGGCGAAAGAGTTACAACCACTGGAAATGTTATTTTAAATTCTACGGGTAATGTAACAGGAATATCTTTAACCGAAAATGGAGTTAATTATACTTCAGTTCCTACAATATCCATTCAAGATGCCTACCCTTCAATAACTGCAACTGCTGTTGCAATAACTTCATGTATAGGAAATTATTGTTCTGTTGATAATATATACATAACAAATCCTGGTGCAGGATATACATCTATTCCAAATGTAATCATAAGTGGAACTAGTGGTGTAGGGGCAACTGCAACTGCCGAAATTGATACTACATATTGTGGAATTTCTTCAATTTCTATCACAGATGCTGGTTCTGGTTACAATTATTCTCCAATTGTAACATTCTCCAGTCCAGATGTTGTTGGTGTCGGAACAACTGCAGCATCGGGAATTGTAAATATAACATCAGCAGGAATAGTAGATTCAGTATATCTTACTAATTCTGGTGTTGGATATACTTCTGCACCATCTATTACTATTGCAGCACCAGCAACAATAACTGGTATTGGAACTTACATATTTAATGAAGTTGTTACTGGAGAATCTTCCGGATCAACTGCTTATGTAAAATCATGGGATACAACTACAAATATTCTCAAAATTGGCAATATTTCCGGCACATTTACTGATGGCGAGGTTATTGTTGGATCTTCATCTTCAGCACGATATACTATTGGCGAATTGGGAGAAAATCCCATAAATCAAGATAAATATGAACAAAATGATGTCATACAAACAGAGTCTAGTTCTATAATTGATTTCACAGAAACAAATTTATTCGGTAATTACTAATGTTAGGAACTTATTTTTATCATCAAAACATAAGAAAAACTATTATTGCTTTTGGTAATTTATTTAACAATATAAAAGTTAAATCAAAGGATGCTACAGGCGATACTTTTAGTGAGATAAGAGTTCCATTATCATATGGACCTACACAAAAGTTTTTAGCAAGATTGGAGCAACAAGCAGATCTCAATAAACCAATTGCTATCACATTGCCTAGAATTTCATTTGAAATGAATTCTTTGAAATATGATTCTTCAAGAAAAGTTGGTATAACACAGACCTTTAAATCAGTTGGATCTGATGACAAAACTCGTAAAGTTTATATGCCAATTCCATATAATATTGGATTTGAAATTAATATAATGACAAAGTTTAATGACGAAGTTCTACAAATTGTTGAACAAATCTTACCATTTTTTCAACCATCATTTACTGTTACGGTTGATATGACAGATGTTATTAATGAAAAGAAAGATGTGCCAATCGTTTTAGATTCAGTTTCTTTTAGAGATGATTATGAGGGAGATTTTTCATCTCGAAGATTAATTCTATATACACTTCAGTTTACCGCAAAAACATATCTGTTTGGTCCTATTAGTGATAGTACCGATTCTCTTATCCGTAAAGTTCAAGTTGATACGTATACTGATACAGATATTAAAACTGCAAAACGAGAAATGAGATATACTGCACAACCAAATCCTTCTAATGCAGAACCAGATGATAATTGGACATTAGATGAAGATTGGCAATATTTGGGAGACTCAAAGGTATACAGTCCCGTCCAACAATCTGATATTTGATTAATATGACTAAAAATTTTGATAGTTTGAATGATACATTTAACACTTCCATGGAAGAAGATAATACTTCCATAATAAAACCTCAGGATTTAATTCCTGAGGCAATGAAATCAGGAGATATTAAAAAAGATTATGAATACACAAGAGCAAATTTATATTCATTAATTGAAAAGGGACAAGAAGCAATTAATGGAATTATGGATCTTGCAGGCGAAAGTGATAGTCCACGCGCCTATGAAGTTGCAGGACAATTAATTAAAAGTGTTGCAGATACTACAGATAAATTGGCAGATCTTCAAAAGAAAATTAAAGATCTTGAGGAAGATAATGTTAAACAGACAACTAATGTGACTAATAATGCCTTGTTTGTTGGATCAACCTCAGACTTATCTAAGTTGTTAAAAAAAGGTTTTCTAAATAATAATACTAACGAAGATTAGTATAGATGAAGTCTTGTAAAAAAGGATATTATTATTGCTTCACAGACAAAGAGTGTAAAAAGATTCCTAAAGGATGGCACTTAATGTCTAGTGGGCAGATTATGCGCGATAAAGATCATGAAGAGGATGGTGAGGATAAGAGTGGAAACTATTCAAATGGTAATGGGAATGGTAGTTCTGACGCTGGAGGAGATGGTGGAGGAGTTGAAGAAAGTTGGAGCGTCACTAATGAGGGTAAAGAGTCTGGTGACCATGAGGTCGCAATGGCACAATCCCAACTTGCAAAAGCAGAAAGAAACATTGCAAAGTTGAGAAAAGCACTAGGTAAGAAAGAGAAAGATATTCCTGCTTGGATGCAAGCAAAGATTACTGATACTGCACATGACACTGATGCTGCTGCTGGTTATGCAGATAAAATCAATGAAGCAGTACCTCTATTAGCAGCACCACTAGCAATACCCGCAACAAAAGCAATTGGTGCTGGTTTAGCAGCAACTGGTTTGGCGGGATTGATCATGC